CGCCGCGCAGCAAGCCAACCCCCACCCCCCCGGCCACCCAACCGCCCAAGGCCGTCCAGCGGCCGCGAGCGCCGCCCTCAAGGGCCCGGGGCGCACGCAGCAGCGCCGAAGGTACTGTCCAACGACCTCGATCGCCTGCGGTGCTGGCGAGCCCAAGAAACAGCCAGACAACAAAATATTTTTTTGGGGCGTTTCGTTTCGTCCCGGCACCCGAAGGGAGGGATCTCATGCCGGACAATTCTGCCGCCAAGATGGTGAACAGCACCATCATCGCCCAACTGTTCGGAGTGACCGCCCGCCGGGTGCAGCAGCTCACACAGGAGGGCGTCATTCAGGCGTCCAAGGTCAAGGGAGCCAACAGATACGACCTGCTGCCGACCATCCAGAGGTACATCAAATACCTGACCGAGAAAGCCAACGGACGGGAGCAACGGAAGGACAGCGAGACCGAGAGCCGCAAGCTGGACGCCGAGGCAGATCTGAAGCGCAGCAAGGCCGACATGGCTGCGCTCCAGCTCAAGGAGCTCGAGGGAAAGATGCACCGCAGCGAGGACGTCGAGGCCGTTATGACCGACCTCGTCTACGTTATCCGCGGGATGCTCATGGCCCTGCCCGGGCGCCTCGCCGTCGACGTCTCTGCCACAGGCACGGCCGCGGAAGCCTCCGAGGTGATCCGCGCCGAGATCTACAAGGTGCTCGAGGAGCTCGCCGGCTATAAATACGATCCCGAGGTGTATGCACGGCGGGTAAGGGATCGACAAGGATGGGGCGAGCTGATCGTCGATGAAAAGGACGACTAAGCGGGCCGCCGACCGATTGAACGCAGCCGTCGCCGGCGCCGTCAAGAACTTCAGGCCCCCTGAGAGTTTGACGGTGGCCGAGTGGGCCGACAGGAACCGCCGCCTCTCGCCCGAGAACTCGGCCGAGGCCGGGCCGTGGCGCACATCGCGCACGCCCTACCTGCGGGAGCCGATGGAGGCGTTCACCGATCCGAAGGTGCGCAAGATCGTCATGGTCGCGGCCTCTCAGGTCGGCAAGTCCGAACTGGAGCTCAACATCATCGGCTACATCATAGACCAAGACCCGGGCAGCGTTCTGTATGTCCACCCCACGCTCGAAGATGCCCGAAAGTTCAGCCGCCTGCGCGTGGCCCCGATGATCCGGGACAGCAAGGTGCTGAAGTCGAAGGTCTCGGAGATCAAGGCCAAGGACAGCGGCAACACCATCCTCCAGAAGTCTTTCCCCGGCGGTATGTTGACGATGACCGGCTCGAACAGCGCGTCGGCCCTCGCCTCTACCCCGGCCCGCTATATCATCGGCGACGAGCGCGACCGCTGGGCGGTAAGCGCCGGCACCGAGGGCGATCCGTGGGCGCTGGCCGAGGCAAGGCAGGCCACGTTCTACAACGCGAAGGCCGTGGAGGTTTCCACCCCGACCGTGAAGGGCGCCAGCAACATCGAGACCAGCTACTACCAAGGGACGCAGGAGCGATGGTGCCACCAGTGCCCAGCCTGCGGCGAGTGGCACGAGGTCAAGTTCGACGAGATCAAGTTCGAGCACAAGGTCACGAAGCTCCACGGCAAAAAGAGCTACAAGATCGTGGGCGACGTCGAGTGGGTATGTCCGGGCTGCGGCTGCCTGTCCTCCGAGGAGGTCATGCGAAAGCAGCCGGCCAAGTGGATCGCCGAGAGCCCCGACGCCTACGAGGGCGGCGTTCGGTCGTACTGGCTTAACGCCTTCTCGAGCCCGTGGACGTCGTGGAGTAAGATCGTGTTGAAGTTCCTCGAGGCCCAGCAGGATCCCCAACGCCTGAAGGTCGTGTTCAACACCCTGCTCGGCGAACTATGGGAGGATCGCGGGGAGCTCGAGGACGAGGACACCATGCTCTCCCGCCGCGAGGACTACGGCACGAGGCCGGACGGCTCCACCGTGGAGCTGCCCGACGGCGCGCTCGTTCTGACGTGCGGCGTGGACACCCAAGACAACCGTCTGGAGTTCGAGGTTGTCGCGCACGGCCACTACGGTGAGACGTGGGGCGTCCGCAAGGGCTACATCATGGGCCGGCCTGACACGGCCGAGGTCTGGCAGCAGCTTGACGACGTGATCGACCGCGTCTACAAGTTCCGCAGCGGCCGGGGCCTGAAGGTGTCGATCACCTGCGTGGACTCCGGCGGCCATTACACCCAAGAGGTCTATGCGGCCTGCCGGGCAAGGCAGAGCAAGCGCGTCTTTGCCATCAAGGGCAAGGGCGGCGACGGGATCCCATTCGTGAGCCCACCGACAAAGGTGGCCATCAAGGACAACAAGAAGATCACCTGCTGGCTCTACACGCTGGGCGTCGACGCCGGCAAGGCGACCATCATGAGCGCCCTGAAGGTGCAGGAGACCGGCGCCAAATACTGCCACTTCCCACGGGGCGAGGATCAAGGCTATGACCTGAACTTTTTCAACGGGCTGCTCAGCGAGAAGCTCGTCATGAAGCAGACCCGGACGGGCAACCGCTGGACGTGGGAGAAGCTGCCGGGCCACGCCCGCAACGAGGCCCTCGACTGCCGGAACTACGCCCTCGCCGGTCTGAAGATCATCGACCCGGACATGGACGCCGTCGAACGGCGCCTGAAGGGACTGCCGGATCCGGCACCCCAGCCACGCACGGCGCCCACGAAAAAGCGGCGCCAGAACAGCTACTACGACGACTGGTAAGCCAAGGAGGTGAACACCATGCGAAGCAAAGAGACCATAGGGCAAGAGCTGACCATAAAGCGGGCCCGGCTCGCTGCGTACAGGGAGCGCGAGCTCACCATGCTCTCGCCTGACGGCGTCAAGAGCTACGGCATCGGCTCGCGGAACATCCAGCGATATGACACCGCACTCAAGGACGTGCAGGAAATGATCGCCAAGCTCGAGCAGGAGATCGCGGAGCTCGAGGGCCTCCTCGGAGGTCAAAAGCCGCGCAAGGCGGTGGGCGTCGTCCCCCGCGACTGGTAACGGTTAAACGCCCCTCGGGGCATTTAACATACGACGGGCCCCGGGTGGAGTTTTCGCTCCTTTTCTCCTCCCGGGGATCCGTCATTTTTATGTGAAGGAGGTGAGCACCATCAGCAAGAAACGCACGCGCACCGGGCCGCAGCAGCAAGCACAGCCCGGGAACGCCAGACCGGCAAACAAGGGCTACGGCGAAGCCGGGGCGAGCTGGCACAAGAAGGCGACCAAGGGCTTTGTTGCGCAGAGCGGATCCCCGCGTGAGGACATTGACGCCAACAACTACACGCTGCGGCAGCGGGCCCGTATGCTCTACATGGCCTCGCCGATCGCCACGTCGGCGATCAAGACCAACCGCACCAACGTCATCGGCGTCGGCCTTCAACTCAAGAGCAGGATCGACCGGGAGACCCTCGGCATGGATCAAGCGGCTGCCGAAGCGTGGCAGAAAAAAGCAGAGGCCGAGTTCGCGCTATGGGCCGAGAGGAAAAGGGCCTGCGACGCCACGGGCGTCAACGACTTCTACGCCATGCAGCAGCTCGCTCTCGCCTCATGGCTGGTCAGTGGCGACACCTTCGCCGTGCTGAAGCAATACGACCCCACTCAGATCATGCCGTACAGCCTGCGGATCCACATTATCGAGGCCGACCGCGTCGCAACACCGACGGCCGCGGGGATATTGACGCCGATGGCCATAACTACCGGGAAGGCAGAAAACGGGAACGCCATCTACGACGGCGTGGAAGTCGACGCCAACGGGATGATCGTGGCCTACCACATCCGCAACACCTACCCGCTGGAGATCGGAAAGGAGTCAACGAAGTGGGCCCGGGTGCTGGCGTATGGCGAGGAGACGGGACTGCCCAACATCCTGCAAATGATGGACTCGGAGCGCCCGGATCAATACCGAGGCGTCAGCTATCTCGCGCAGGTCATAGAGCCCCTGCTCCAGCTCCGGCGCTACACGGAGAGCGAGCTCACGGCCGCCGTGGTCGAGAGCTTTTTTACTGCCTTTATCAAGTCGGAGGCCGGCACGGACGACGTGCCGTTCAACGAGGTGGGGAGCTCCACGCCGGAAGTGTCCAGAGATCCCAACGAGTACGAAATGGGCCCGGGACAGGTCAACATCATGGAGCCGGGCGAGGACGTAACCTTCGCGGATCCCAAGCGGCCGGCCAGCGGCTTCTCAAACTTCGCCCGCTCGATCTGCGAGCAGGTGGGCGCTGCCCTCGAGATCCCTGCCGACCTGCTGCTCAAGTCGTTCAACGCCAGCTATTCGGCCAGCCGCGCCGCCCTTCTGGAGGCGTGGAAATCCTTCAAGATGCGCCGCGAATGGTTTGCGAACGACTTCTGCCGGCCGGTCTATGAGGTGTGGATGGCTGAGGCCGTCGCCCGCGGGCGCATAATGGCCCCCGGCTTTTTCACGAACCCGCAGCTCCGGGCCGCCTACCTCGGCAGCGAGTGGATCGGCCCGTCGCAGGGGCAGCTCGACCCCGTGAAAGAAATCACGGCCGAGATCCTTGCCGTGGGCGAAGGCTTCACGACCCGCGAGCAGTCGACCATCAGACTGAACGGCGGCCAGTGGGAGGACAACATCGAGCAGCTCAAGCGAGAGAACGAAAAGCTCGCAGAGGCAGCCGGCTCGGCGGGCACGGCCCAGCTACCGGCCGGCGGCGATCAACTCGCCAACGCGATCCGGGCCGAAATCATCAAAACCATAAAGGAAGGTGACGACAATGCGAAAAGTTAAAGCGCCCCAGCTCGCGGCCGGGGCCACGCCGGCCGGCGCGGCGTTCCAAAAGTTTTGGAATATGGCAGCAGTCTCCGAGGACGAGGGCGAGATCACCCTCTACGGGGACGTCATGAGCCAGCAGCCGATCGACTGGTGGACGGGCGAACCAGTGCCCGGCCTCTACATCACCCCCGAGGGCTTCCTCGAGGATCTGGATCTGGTCAAGGACAAGAGCAAGATCACCATCAAGCTCAACTCGTGCGGCGGCGACCTCTACACGGGGATCGCCATCCATAACGCGCTCAAGGGCCTGAAGGGCACCAAGACCGTCATCGTCGAGGGCATAGCGGCCAGCGCGGCCAGCGTCATCATGTGCGCCGGCGACGATGTCCGGGTATACCCGGGCAGCATGGTCATGATCCACGGCGTCGCCGGGCTGTTCTATGACTATTACACCATCAGCGACCTGAAGCAGGCGATCAAGGGCTTCGACGCTGCTGAGAAGGCCATCGCCGAGATCTACCACGCCAAGACAGGAACAGAGGTCGAGGCGCTCCGCTCCATGATGACCAAAGAGACGTGGATGGTCGGCAGGGACGCCGTCGACAAGGGCTTCGCCAACACGCTGCTCGACGGGGACGGCCCCGAAATGACCATGAGCGCAGACAGGAAGATCCTGCTCGTCGCCGGCGTGCGCCACGACGTCAAGAACTTCCACAGCATCCCCGGGGGCATCCCCGTGGCAAAAACCAGTATTCCCACCGCCTCTCCGGCGGCTGGAATAAATAAAACGCCAGCCAGCAACGGCGGCAAGAAAGAAGGAGGAGACCCTACCATGACATTGGAAGAACTCAAAAAGGCACACCCGGAGCTGGTCGCTCAGATTGAGAAGGCCGCCGGAGAAGCCGCCCGCACCGAAGCGGTCAACGCAGAGCGGGCCCGTATTCAGGCCATCGAGAGCATCGAGGCCAGTGTGGGCGACCCGCAGCTCGTGGCTGACGCCAAGTACGGGGAGAACCCCTGCAACGCTCAGGATCTCGCGTTCAAGGCGATGCAGAAGCAGGCCCAGCTCGGCACGCAGCACCTCGACAACACCAAGAAGGACGCCGAGGCGTCCGGCGCCAAGGGCGTGAGCGCGCAGCCCAACGGCGGCAGCGACCCCAAAGACGCGGCGAACGACGAGGCCGAACTGGCCACGATTGTCAACGCCTACAAGCAGACCAAAGGAGGTAAAAAGTAATGAGCAAGAGACTGGACGAAATCATCGGCACCGTGGCCTATGACGGCCTGATCGTTGCCGACTCCCCCGCCGCTGACGTGTTCAGCGTTACCATCCGCAAGGGCGCCGCCGAGTACGCGCGCGGCACTGTTCTCGCACTAAGCTCGAGAGACGACAAATTTGTTATTCTCGGTGCAACCGCAGCAGACGCAGTCGAAGCGGCCGCCGCAGTTTACGGAGTAACCGAGGACACCGCTCTCGTGGCTGGCAAGACTTATTACACCAGATCCGGAGACGCCGGCTCCTATATTTATACAGCGGTAACGACTCCGGACGTGGCAAACATTGCCACATACTACGAGATCACGACCCCTGCGGTCGAGGCTCAAGCTGCCGAAGTATTGACAGCAAACTGCATCCTCGCGGACGCCGTAAAGGTCACCGCTGACGCAGATGTCACAACTCTGGCATACAGAACCGGCCATTTCAACCGCAATAAGCTCACCGTTAAAGCGGAATACACCATGACCACGAACGACGAGGAGGATCTCCGCAAAGGCGGCATCCTGCTGAGCGACGCGGTCAACTACTAAGAGAAGGAGGGCACAAAAATGGCTCTTGATATTTTCCGCACCCACACGCTGCTCCGCGCCGTCGAGCAGCTCCTTCCCCTCACGACCTTTCTGAGGGACAGGTATTTCCCGACCAACGACTCGGCCGACATCTTCGCCACCGACGACGTCCTTGTCGAGTACAAGGATGGCGGCAAGAAGCTCGCGCCGTTCGTCGCCCCCCGCAAGGGCGGCGTCACCATCCTCCGCGAGGGCTTCACGATGGAGCGTT